TTTTCTAAATCTAAATAATTTTTAGACTTACCTTTACCTGGTGCATGTTTATCAAAATCAATATTGGTTGGTGCCTGATTTGGCTGTTTGCCATCAAGTGTTGAACCAAGATCTCCTTGTTTTACTTTAGCTTTTGGGTCGAATTTATTTTCCATTAGTTACCTCTAACTTTAGCTGGTGACAAATGTTCTGGTCTACTAGCTAATTCTTTTTTGATTTATTTTTTATCTAATTCTTTTTTGATTTGTTTTTTATGAAGATATTTTCTTAAATGAGTTACTGGGCTTAATCCTTTTAAAAACCTAAAACTTTCAGGACTTTCCTTTTTCATTCTTTTTTCAACTTCTTCACTTACGTTTGTATATTCTTTTTTACGTTCTGAATCTTCTTTAGTCATTAGTCTTCATCTTCTTCATCAATATCAGATTCGTCAGTTAAATCCTCAAGTTCCATTAAAAAGTCTTCTTCCTTTTCATGCAACTCTCGGATATCCTCAATGACATCTGATACTGTTCTTGTTTTCTTTTTTCTTGCCATGGGTTTCTCCTATATTTTTATTTTTTTAATTGACAATACATTCTTTGTTGGAATAGTTGTATATCCACCGCCTTGTTTTATTTTACCATTGTCTTCAAAAATAAAATCAGCCATAACAACATTTGTTTTACTTGTATGTGATACCAACCATCCAACACTACAGCATACTGCAGTTTTAGATTTTTTAATATCAGTGATATCTGCCCAAGCTACATCCCCAACTATATCTTCCCAATATACCATTACTAGTGTATAAGGAAAATTCTTTTTATCTATAATAGGTAGCTTATTTTTCTTCACTTAACTCCTTGTATAATATAAATTAATATCCAAATATTCTATCGACAGGTTGGAATTGTGGTTTAGGAGTTCTATTAAATCTATTTGCATAACTTGTATGCATAGGTCTACTCATGCAGCCATATCGTAATGCATCATAAGCATGATCTTCTACATGTGTATTAACATCTTCAGGATTATTATCATCTAATGGTAAAAGAGGTAATGTTCTAATTAAATTTCTACAAGTAGAAAAAATTCTTAATCCTGGTTCCTTTTTCTTATCGTCACTAATCTTTAATCTTTTATGAATTTCTAGCTTACCACTAATTCTACTTTTAGGTGTTCTATCAGAAGGCCTCCAACGACATCCTGTTTGAATCATTGTTTCTGCGATGCTTGGACCTATATCACCTCGTTTTGCCCATGTGCTAGCGTCTAAGACCCCATAGCGTACATATTCTCCGTGTTCTAGCTCTAGGACTTTTCGTCCAAATACATCTGCCGTAATTTTTTTGGTATATAATTCTCTATATATCCATAAGTTATTATCATAATCAATAGCAAACCAAAGAACACAAGCAGGAGAACTGTAACCCCAGTCTGCAGCACGAAATTTCTGCCAACCTTTAGGCACTTCAAAGGGATCAACCACATGTATACTTTTATTAAATTCAGGAAACGCTGAATCTTCGAATGCATCCCAATCTCCATCTAAAAATTGTTTTCTTTGTATTTCTGGTAACGATGCCAGCATAACATAATAATCATCTGTCTGAATTAGATAAGGATTATCTTGAAGTTTTGCTGGTATAAATCTTCTTGTAATTACTTTATTGCCATTAGGTGTATCTATATTAATATCAAAGGCAAAATTAGGCACAGCGGGGTCCACGAACATTTCACGTACCCATTGTGAACCTATATTGCCTGGATTCCCTGTTGCTCTCATATAAACTGGAATCTCAGTATCAACTGATCGTAAAGATGATCTTAAAAAATTATATATATCTGGCGAAGGATATTGTGGTAGTTCGTCTATTCCTATCCATGTGTAAGATTGCCCTTGGTAACGTAAAGCGTCTGTCATGTTCTCTGCGTAACCGAACTCTATCTTTGCTCCTGAAGGGAATCTCCACTCTTTTTCTTGTTCTCTCCATTTTGCTCCTGGAAATGCTTTCGAGTATAGTCTTTGAGAATGATTAATCAAATCTCTTAACTCTGGCATTGTCCGTCTAATAAGAAGTGCTCTATGTGTTTCTTTGTGGCAGTACCTTAAAGGATCTACCAACATAGCATAGGATTTTCCACCTCCTCTTGCTCCCCCATAGAATACTTCTCTTTCGGGAGCTGCAAGAAATTCTGTCTGTGGACCATTATTAGGTCTAAAGATTACATCTTGCTGGTTTATATGCTCTTTTACTGTTTTAGGCGCACTTTCAATTATATCTTCTGTAAGTAGCTGTGTCTCTTTTCCTGTTAAAGCTTTATCAATAGTTAACAGTTTACTTTTAGTATTTTCTGCAGACATTTTAGCAGAACGTAAAGACTGTTCTGCCTTTGCAACTTTCTTACGACTGCGAATTAGAATCTGTTTGACTGACCTCTTGGCTTTCTTCTGGGCTACCTGCTTCGGTTTCGGTGGTGCTATTTCGATTAAGTCTTTTTTTAAGTCCGACATGTGATATATATCTTCCTGTTTTCCTATGTACCCATCTGGCAGTCTCTCTTAAGGAACAAGTCTTTAAATATTCTTGTGCTTGCGTAAGAGCAGCTAATTCTTCTTTAATTGGTTCTAAATAGCTAGAGTCCTGTGATTGTTTAAAACCAAATGGAACTACTCTAGCTCTTTTCTTGATCTTTATTGGTTCCATCTTTTGCTGGTAATATAAATATTCCATGCATAGCTCTCATATTTATATCTAATTGATCCTTTTTTACAATTCCTACTCTGTCTAATACAGAGTTAGCAGCTGCTAGACGAATACTTGCCTGTGGTGTGGTGCCGTCTTCGTCTAGTAAGGCAGTTAGCCTAGTGGCTGCTCGTGCAGAATGTGTAGATAAGTGATTTTCCGCTAATTCTGTTATTTCTTTTTTAAGATTACGTATAACTTTGGGATAGCTATGCTCAGAGTAGCCAGCTATCTTAGCTGCTTCCCGTGGATTTCCTTGTGCTTCCCCGAATAATACGTCTAGAAACTTTTCCTGCATGTCTGTTAAGTTTCTTTTTTGAGTCTTTACTATAGAAGAACCCATGTCTTGCATTTATTATCTCCATTATTTCTTTAAAAGGTATATTTTCTTTAAGCATCATACTATTTTGTCTGTTAAACTGTATTAATAAGGGAATCCTAGGAACTCCCTAATAATATAGATGCAGTTTAGTGATGACCTCTGTGGCATGTGTGCATGCGAATGTGTACGTGTGTCCTTTTAAAGTGCATCTGATTCTATTATACACATAAATTAGACTTTTGTCAAGGATTATTTTAAATATTTTAGTAGGTGCGACAATTTGGCAGTAGACAAAAGTGGAAATAATGTGTATAATGTAACTATAGGTTACACGGGGGGTTTTATATATATAATATAGCTAAATATACAGGTACCCCCTAGGGTATTCCTGGGAATATTGTCGGGAGTATATATAGAATATATATCTTATATATACCCTAAAATATGGCCACTAGGTAGTTTACAGGGATATTGGGGATTTTCTGGTGTGTACGTATATATATATATAAGGTGTACCCTGTACCCCTGCATACCCCCTGAGATATCCCCTGAACATTAATTAATAAAGCTTGGTAGTATTTCAGGGGTACCCCTTGGGAATTTTTTGGGTATTAATTTTTATTAACACTTGAATTGTAGCAAGGGAAAGCTTATTTTTTTATGTATAGGGTACAAGTTAACCAACAACACCCCCCAAAAATAACCCCCCTATGTACCTATGAATATTTTTAGAGTAGGCAAAAAAAAACCCCCCCAAAATTAATCAGGGGGGTTTTAATTGTTAGCTTAATATATTAACTAGCTTTTTTTATTGGTGTTCTTTTTTCTAAATCACCACCAATAGATACTTTATAATCAACAGAAAAGGTTTTCATATTTATATAACTATCACTATTCATTAATGTAAATATATTTGATAAGTTAGACCAAACACTTTCATCAACCATATCAAAAAATCTAACATCTTTTTTAATAGAGTAATTAATTGCTCTATCTAACAATTTAAACATATCACCTGAAATACTTTTTAACTTTGTATCAAGCAATATATTTTTATCTTTTGTACCTTTAGATCCACCACCATATTTCACCTTGTGTACTCTATCTATAACACCTGTATTTACTTCTACTAATTTTTCTGAAGTGTTTTCTCTTTTTTCGGTGTTAGATTTTTGACCCTCTAATTTTTCAATAATTACAGGCGTTGCGACTTTTGACATTACAAAGATTTTTGAGTTTTTTTCATCAACATCAAATTGCTTTGGATAATCAACCATCATTTTACCAAGCTTAATTGCTCTATGTACTACAATTTCAAAAGCACCATTTTTTTCTTCACGTCTTTTGTAGCCCACTAAATCGTACATCTGTTCAATCAATGCTTTTTCATTAATTAATTTTTTTGATTTAGTTGTTTGCACTTGGTTTTTTTGTACATCAACACAAGATTGAATTACATTTCTTACTTCTACTGCAATTTTTGGCAGTAATAACTTCATAATTTCTCTTGTATTTTTTAATGCTAACCCTAAATATCTTTTTAAATTAGCATTATTATTTGAAAACCTCTCTAATGGTGATTGAGTGTTCTCAACTTTTTTATCTTCTTTACTCATATTTTACCTGTTTAGATTAACCAATTTATATTTATAAATTTTTAAATTAATCATTAAAAATAACATTATATTGTATATTTTTTTATGTCAAGCAATCTATTAAAATAATTTAAAATTATATTTGTTCTATGTTTGTTCTCCTTTTCTACATTGTGGATAATGAGAACAAAACGTGAACTGTTAATTAGAATCATTTTAATCTGTGACGTTTCACGTGAAACATTTAATTGTGTGATATATATACAACACTTTGTCATATATGTACCATACTATAGTATTGTGGCAAGAATAAGGCATGTATTAAGACAAATTGTCGCACCTATAATTGTGGCAAAAATAAGGCATAATGTATTGTAATATTATATCAACCCTTGATTGTATATGGCAACATTATGATACTGCCACAAACTTGACACAATCAACCATAGGTGGTATTATTAATAATGATTAAAATAATTTTAAATAAAATAAAAGAACTAAAATATTACAGCTATGATTTTTATTGTAGTTGTAAGATTTGTAAATTTTTAAGATTGATAAAAATAAAATGACTTATGACAATTTTTTAATTGG